TCTGCGTTCACACATTTTTCTAATGGTGGATTTAGAGAAGGTTCAGCGGTTAAACTAAAAGGTGCATTTTTTAATTCTCCTTATTTTCAAAGGCATTATAGTGGACATGCCGGATTTTCTGAGTGGTTAAAGTCTATGGTCGATCAAGACTATTATTTTTTCATAAAAAGAGTAGTTGGGGGTGGATCAGAACAAAACGTTAAAGATGCCAATACAAACGAAGGATCGGGTGATGTATTTTTGGTATTGAAATGCGACCCTAGATCGGTATATGCTCCAACCGAAATGTCGGAATTCACTGTCCCGGGGGATTTTGAGATAATTGAGGTTTTGGACTTTGGTGTTAATTTACCACCAGTACAAAGCGTTAAAAATAAATACGAACAACCCATTGGTACTAAACCAGAGATTGTTACTGTGAATATTAACCTTGGTAATCAACCAGAGGATAATTCTCTACCAACAAAAAATATTGCAATTAAACAATAGTTTTCGATAGAGCTATAACACAACAGAAAAAATTGATTTCGTGGTCTAATACTGATGTATCTCGGTATAAATGTTCCCCGATCTCTAGTAATAGTACTTTTTTAACGGTTTCATCTATTTTCGATGAAAATATTATATTAAACATATCTCTCATCAAAGATTGATAATCTGATCCAAAATCGAGTTCGTGTGATATAATATATTTTCTTATATCTAAAACCGATTCTTTAAGAATTAGACTTTTTACGACATTTTGAGCATGTACTACAGTGTTATTGCATGCGGTGGATAGATTTAAAACACCATCAATAGAGAAACGTTGAAGATCATTGATACAACGTCTCAAATCCAAGTTTCTTTTTTGTAAGAAAATTTTTAATTGCTTTTTGGTATTATCGTCTACTGTGACATTTTCATTTTCCAAAATATACAAGCATCTATTGTAAGAATCTTCCAATGTCGGTTTCAAATTAAAAATCAAGCACCTAGACTCTAATGGTTCGATCACCTGATTATAATAATTGGCAGTTAAGATAAATCGAACATTATCCGAATACTCTTCCATCACATTTCTCAAAATACGTTGACCCTCTTTGGTTAACCCGTCTGCCTCATCTAAAATAATAACTTTTATGTTACCATCGATAGACCGTGTTTGAGCAAATGTAGTTACTTTATTTCTAATGGTGTCTACGCCATTTTCGTCCGATGCATTAATGTAAAGGTATTGACACTTTAATACATCATTTACAATTATTTTAGCCAGTGTTGTCTTTCCGGTGCCTGGAGTTCCCCATAAGAAAATATGTGGAGTTTTATCATCTAAAACATCAAAAAACTTTTTATTGTCAGTATTTAGAATTATATCTGACATCTTCGAGGGTCTATATTTTTCGACCCATAGTGATTTATACTTTAGCATTCCTATATCATAGGGCATGCTTTTTATAAAATCAATCAATAATTAATTGCTTACCTTGAAAATTTCTAGAAACTACTTCTAGCATTTGTGGTTTGGTATTAAATTCATCAATTGTAGTATCCGACTCCAATTCGATCAATTCATTATCATCGGAATTGTGGACATCGGTGCAATCATTTGTAATTATTTCAGTATTCATACTAAGTATATTTAGTATATCAAACTATAAATCAATGGAAAATAATAACGAAATAGATTCTAACAGTGAAATAGATTCAATAATAGAACAATTAAAGAGTGATTCTGTTCCATCTACCGTAGTACCAAAGCAATCAAATATTGATGAAGTAACAGATGATAATGTTAATGCATTTGTTTATAAGAAATCCGTTGAGCTTGTTAGTGCAAGTTTAGGAGCAGTTCAAACAATTAGAGACAGTGTATTGACTGGTGTTGATCCAAAGGAAATAGCTGCTTTATCACAACTTATAAACGCAACAACAAAGGCATTAGATACACTTAACCATATAAATATACAAAACAAAAGAAGTAAAACTAATGTGGAAATGAAAAAAATGGAATTAGAGGCAAATAAAATGATAGCATCTAAGATACCACAAACCACTAATATTCTTATAGCATCTAGGGATGAGATATTAAATGGTTTAAATGGTAAAAAAACATTAAAAAACGACGATGTTATAGATATGACATTAGAAGATATTAAAGAAGACTAAGTATATAGTATGAAATTCAACAAAATAGTAAAACAGTTATTGAACGAAGCCCCTATATCAACTTTTGTAACCAAAGATGGTCAGGTTAAGAATATAGATTTGCATATAACAGACAAATATATGCAAGATTATCAAGGTTTGATAACTCATGTTAAAAACATAATATCTCAACTCCAAAACCCCGATACACAGAATAAATTTTTAGAAGATTTGAAATTGAATGAAAGATTTAATTACTTTTTAGATTCTTTTTATAGAAAAAGATTTGAAGAGTTTTTAAACGATGTAAACGTTTAATTTTTAATTTAAAAAATATAATAAAAAACCCCATTTCTTTCGAAATGGGGTTTTTTTTGAGCTTTCGACCTGTTCTAACTTATTAGAGATAGATGCGACCTGTGTCAGGAGCAAAGGCATTGCCAAGTCCTTTAACAATAATGATATGATAGTAGAGATTAGCACCGAAGATGTGATCTACTACACCATAACGAGTCATAAGACCAACTCTTGGAGAGAAGTCGTTAGGACCAATTGTTCTTTGGATCATGACCGGAATATATGGACAATAGACGATACCAGTGTCATAATATTCAGTTCCTTTGAAACCTAAAAGGGCATATTCTAATGAGTCTGTGCGTTGGCCATCAAGATACTGAGCATCTGTACGAGTATCGCGGTATACCGTGAAACGTCCACCGAGAGTACCAACCTTGGCAATGCCAGTAGGTTGAGTATTCACGTTGCCGTTTGTAGGCATCCACTGAAACTCTGGTAACATCTCAAAGATTGCACAAACGCGAGGTGTAGCGATAACGAAGTTAGCACTACCACGGCGGTTGCGAATTGCGATGCGATTTGCCTCGACAATTACTTTGCTATAGAAGTCACGATTACGCTCACCCAACCAACGTGCGTCGGCAGATGCTGCGTACCAGAAGCTGTATCCATTTCCTGCACCGGCATTGAGAGCAACTTGAACCATACGAATAACCATTTCGCGGTCGATTTCGGCTTGAATTTCATACGACATAGCGTTTGTCAATTCACCATCGATATCAAGACCGTTCATATTCTTCAAATCTTGCTCAAGTTCAACAGACCAGCGAGCGGCGAGACGGCGTGTGCCAGCCTCTACTGCTGTTTTGGAGAACTCGACAGTAACTTGTGGAATATTACCAGTTAATTCGAATTGACTGAGAATAGCTGCAACACCTTTATCGGAGTCAAGGACTTCGAAATCGGCATTTCCTTGAAAAAAGGAAGAGCTAGTACCAGTAAATCTAGTATCTAAGTATTGATAGCCTAATTCTTTGCCTTTTCCGGCATCGGGTCCTGATGAATGTTCAGCATAAGAACGGTCAACACCGTCCCTACCTGTGGTGGTTTTGCCATTAGCATAACCATCAAGTCCATTAGCACCTAAGCTATCTGCCTCATAGCGGTAACGAAGAGCGAAGGCCAATCCTACGGGTCCACTCATTGGCTGAACACCAACGATTTCATTAGTGATCAACTCAGGGAATGTACGACGAACCATTGGAATTAAAACCTTTGGTAAGCGTTGATCTCCTGTTGCATAACGATCTCCTGCGGTAACCGTTCCGGGAGGTGAGTATAAAGCAGTGCCGGGTGAGCCAAAAGCTCCACCAGAACCAGCGGAATTACCGCTTTCTTCAATACACCATCTTTCTTGGTTTTCCATGAGGATCGCTGTTGTTAAACGTGCATGCTCGTCTTCGATTGGCGCAACCTTATCGGATGTGTAATCGAGAACGGGTGCCCATTTCTCAACTAACTGTTGAGCACGTGATCTATCGATGTAGCCTGTGGCTGGATTAACATTTCTCATAATTTATTTATTTTTATTTACCTTTCTATGGATATAGAATCAAGAAAAACAGATGCTTTTCTTCAACTGGAAATTTTTAGTATCTACTAAGTTCATTAAGATAGTTCGAAACTGGATTATATTCTTCTGTATTAGATACAGATTCTGTAATCACAGATGGTGTTGCAGGGATTTTTGCATCTCTGCTTAAAGCCTTGTTTTTGGCTTCTTGAACAAGATCGGAAGATTTCTCTTCTTCTCCACGTTCGAACATCTCAACGACATAACTGAAGTTCTCTTGGATGTAAGAAGAACTTTTGTCGTTCAATAGATTAAAAATGAATTCTTTTTTAGCGGATGGCATTCCTTTAGTTTTCTTTTCTAAAAGAACAGCATTCATATTAACCTTGAGTTTTTCTGAAAGCACATGATTTTCTTTGTATGCATCATTCAATTTCTCGTTAAGTTCGTCAATTTTTGATTTACCTTTAGAAACCACTGATTTGACGCTCTCGTTAATATAATCGGAATCAATACCGACCAACTCTCTAATTTTATCAAGCTGTTTGCGAGCATATGTATTTTGCACAGCTTCTTCTAATTGTAAATTTGGAACTTTTTTGTCCAAATAAAGATCTAAATAGTTGCTGATCTCAGAAACCATTTTAGTTGAAAATTTATTAGCTTTTTCGTTGATTGCTTTTCTGTAGAAAGAAACCACATTTTTCAATTTGGATGTGTGGTTCTCGGTAAGAGCATTTACAACTTTTTGTAATTTATCAGAATGATCGGTATCGATTGCTTCTAAAAGTTTTTTAAGTTTAACCGCATGGTCATCGTCTTGTTTTGCTAAGACGCTTTCCACTTCTAAAGAAACTCTGGCATTTACTTTTTCTTCTACTGCACTTTCAAATGCCTCAGTAATTGCTTTTGCTGTTTCTTCGTTGATTACACTTTCATCGACTTGTTTTAAGATTTCTGCAAATTTATTCATAAACTGTATATTATTATTTACCTTCGGTATGTTACAAATTGTAATTAAAATTCAAATTCTACGTAAACGGGTGTTGTTGGTTTTAAATACATTCCTTGACTGATATCATCAAATGCGCCACAAAGAAATTTTTTCATAAATTTATCATATTCACCTTTGATCCAAACTTTATTAGAATCGGGTTTTCTTTTGAAGTATTCACCCCTTGGTAAATTTTTTAAAGGAACCATTGGAACATCAGATATATCTTGTTCGTTTCCTTGTGAAACATCATCGGCGTCAGACACACCATTACTACTCATGTCACCATTTGAATTGGTCAATTGAGGTTCGGCAGGACTAGAAGAAATCTCATCTAAATTTTCTTTAACGACCTTTTTATTTTTTTTCTTTGCACATGGTTCGCAACAATCTTTGTGCATTTTTTTAACCTTTGCTTTTAATTTTTTTTCAATTAAAGTTTCGAGCGTTAAATTTGCCGAAGAATAATTTTTTTCGTAAATTTGTGTTATAAACCTAGAGATGTCTTTTCGCAATTCCATAATGTATTATTATTTATCTTTGTTATATCGCAATTAAAGTTTTTTTATTGCATTAATGAATGTAATAAATTGTTCTTTTAAATATTCGTCTCTATT